GTAATTGGCGTACGTACAGTTGTTTGAATTAATGGTGCTGTAATTACTGGGCGAGCAGCTTCTACTGTAGGAGTAGCAGCCTCTGCCTTTGCTTCTTGTGGCGCTGTTGCTAAATCTTCCACAGGAGCCTCGCTTTCTGTTGTTTGGTTTGTGTCCTCTGCTTCGTTTTCACTAGCAGCAACTTTAGTTACTTGCGCAGCGCTAAACGCTGGGCTTTCTACCAGGCTAACCTCTCTTAGTGTTGCACTGGTTACATATAAATAATCTTTTTTCTGTATAGACTTGTTTACGTCTACTCCGACAGACAGGCCGTCCACTAATTGCTCTTGTGCAAGAATTAAAGCGTCTTGACCTTGCATGCTAGAGCTAATCTTAAAGCTAGCGTAAATGCCATCTTCTGCTTGGTTAAACTTTTGCATACGACCTATTGGCTTTTCTGGTCTGTGCTGCATTAACATTTTAACTTTGCCTGGATCTCCAATATCTATTGACCCTTTAGCAAAAACAACCTTACCAACGGAAGTATTACCTACTTCTTCAAATGGCACGATCTTGCCAGCAATAACTCTGCGCTCTGTATCGGCAGCTTCTATGTGGCTACTGAATGTAAGTTTCATCTTCTGTTTCTCTCCCGTTAGGTGTCATTTGTTCCATTTCTTTAGCATCTTCCACATCAATTAAACCTAAAGCCAACATTTTTTCTATTGCTTCTAGGCGCTTCATTGTGTCAGCTCTTAAAAACGATTCCTCGATTTTGAATTTTACGGAATGTCCTCTTGGTGTTACGTCATCTAAAGATAGCCTATCCTCAATCGCACAGATAAACGGCTGTAGCGAGTAGGCTACAAACTCTTTACGACCATCAATAATATTTTGATATGTCATTGAGTTGTTCATATCTGCGCTTATGTAATATGCAGGTACATTCATAGCACGTGCAATTTGTGTAGCTAAATATTGTTGTGCTTCGTTATACATCATATCTTTAGGACTAAATCCTGTAGTTTCGTAAGACAATGTAGATGTTAAATATGCTGTAGATCTATTTAAGCGACTTTGTTTCCATTGTGCTAATAATCCAGATACTTGCTGCTCTGGTAAATCTGCGCCAGTGTTTTTAATGTAACCACTTGGCATTGGTGTCTGTGCGGAAACGGCTGCGGCTTTTTCGATATCTAAAGCACTTTGTATTGTACGTGCAGCTGTAGTTAATACACCTTGTGTTAATCCTTGAAATGTGATAAGTGAACCAATGCCTGACATTGGCGCTCTAACTCCATCAACAAAATATTCTTCTACTTCTGTGCCAAACTTATTTGTTGTAAATGTAACTCTATTATTGGCAACCCATTCAAAACGTGATGGTCTTAAATCATCTGCATATAATTCTGTTACACGCCAATATGCAACACCATAAAATAAAAGACTATCGACAGTCCATGATATGGTGACGGATCTTGGTTGCCGATAGTCTGGTTGATCTATCCAAAGAGGGTTCCCCAACTCCTCACCATTTGACTTTTTGTAAAGCTTCAATGGCAAGTAGGAAACTACACCAGCTATAAGATTTCTGCAACGTGAAACCGCAGGTACTTGCATTGCTAAATTACGATCTAATCCACCAGGGAAATTACCAACACCCGTTGTAAATGAACCATAGCCATAAGCTGTGTCCATAATGGCAGGGGCGTATTGCGCTTGGACAGTTTCAGTTTTTTTGGTTATACCCAAAGCAGACAATAGACCCATATGTATATGTTATACCATAAAACGGACTAATGGTGCAAGTTAGACATAGATTTGTGCAGTTTGTTGAGGTTTTGTTAATTGACTTACAACCATAGCTAGTGATATCGCAGCGGTCACTTCTCCAGCTGATTTCCGCCTGATTATACGGAAGCCAAAATCTGAGGTTTTAGCTGCGCAATTATTTAAGTGTTGTACTAGATCTGTCTGACCTGAATGAACCATTGTGCCTTGTGCCAGAGCGTTAGCAAGGTCTGAGCACGCCTGATAGAATCTTTGACCGCTGCAGTCCTCTAATTTCCAGCCACTTTGTTCTAATTTAGTCGCAACAGTTTGCGTGGCATACTTGTCGAAAAGTATTAAATGTGGGTGATATTTTCTAGCCCATTCATTTATGTCGCTTGCCATTTTCATTTCATCTATGGCTATATCGCTATACCATAATTGGGCTAAACCTACAGCTATCTTTCCGTCTTTTAATTGGCCCATGACTAAAGCGCCAGAACGTCTAGTAGGTGCAATGTCAAAGGCCATTATAGTTTGTGGCCCGACAGGGATTTCTAATGTGCTATCACTACACGCTTCTATTGATCCATAAGCCCATGGGCTAACAGTTGAGTCTACCCACTGACAAAGCATTTCTGTACGAGTAGCTTCTATGCTATTGGTACTTACAGATTCTTCTAATGTTTCTTCAGTTATTAAATGACCTAATGCTGGGTTAGCCATTACCCAGGCTTTGCGATCATTAATTTTACAATGTTGCGGTGCTGACCATTCATAATAACCCAATGTTTTAGGTGGGTAGGATAATGAGCGTTCTCTTAAATCATTTAATACTGTACTAAACCCATCACCAGCGTTACTTGTCATTAAAGTCATTGATCCTGGCACAGCTCTAGTCACTGGTAATGCAGCTGTAAACGATTCTTCTGACCATTCACGTAATTCATCAAGATATAAAAATCCAGCGCTTTTGCCTCTAGGTGCGTCTCTAGTCGCTGCGGCAATTTCATACCTTGCACCATTTTTAAGTGTAATTGATTCTTGACCATTAGCCAAGCGTATCTGTCTTACCTGATCTTTTAGAAATGGGTTATCTTCTATTGTGTATGCAACGTTTCTAAATGTATCTAATGCCATATTTCGGTTAGAAGACATACCTAAAACGTTTTTAGTATTCCATAAGAACAGGTGTGCCAAAATAAGCATTCTGGCTAGATGAGTCTTGCCATTCTGTCTCGAAACGAGAATGAGTCCAGTCTTCTTGATGAACATACCATTTTCATCTATTGATAACAGGTCATCTAACACCCAGCGCTGCCAAGGTATAAGCGGCATATTTATTTTCTCAGCTAAATCGGCTACCTCTTGTGCTTTGCTTGTAACTTTTAATAACGGCGTGTGGATTCTAGGCTCGGTGCTGCCGATTAGCCCGACCCCTCGTTTATTTTGGCTAGGTTTGGTATCAATCTGCATCAAAATCCAACGTATCTGGTTTAGAAAAAGGTGAGTCTGGCACTGTCCTGGTGGTCTCAGGGAGAGAAGGTTTCAAAAAGACAGGGGGGGTCGCCTTGCTGTTAAAAAAACGCCCACCTTTACGGCTATTACACGACTTGCATAGGCTTTGCAGGTTATCTAGTGCCCATGTATCACCACCTTTTACACGTGGATATATATGATCAACAGATGTAGCTGGTGCACCGCAGTAGGTACAAATCCAGCCATCACGATCAAGTACAGTAATGCGTATCTTCTTCCATTTACCACTACCTAAAGCTTCTTTACTCAATGCCATCCTTTACTCTTAAAGTGATCTAATGCTTTACACATTGAACCATAACGATTCATGTTATATGCAATGCCCCACTCTACCTGCTTATATCCATCTACTTTACTAAGATACTTAGATCTACCTTGAGGTATACCATAATGACTACCATTCCTAGCTTTAGGATTCCATCTACTCTCTTTATGATATAACTCATCTAAACAGTAGAACTCTGTGAATGAATTATTTAATTGTATAAATGCATGTTGTTTGTAATGTGTAGGTTTGTCTTTTGCAACGGAATAATCTTTTGAAAAGCAAAGGCTAAATGCAATTAGCAAAGAGGTCGCCCAAACTCTGCGCCTTCCGAGTCTAGCCGCTGGCGACTCAGCTTTTCGATTTAAGATCGAACGCTTTTTTAGGGTATCATACGTTGTCAAATTACGCAAGAATTTTAACCAATGTGTAAATTCTAAAATCATCACCTTCTTGCCATGTTTGATCATAACCAGCCTCATTCATTGTTTACCTCAATCTCTACAAAGTATTCACCCTCTGTGTAAATCGTATCCTTACGCACAATAGGTGCTTTGCGTAGATCTTCACCATGCAACATTATTAAATGTGTGCGCTCACTGTTTAATACGACAAAGATGGCATTATCTGTCGCAAACTTTAATTTACGAGCTGGTATGTGCATAGTCTTAAATGGGAAATTAGGACCTTTCCAATTATGTTTAACCTCTACCTCACAACTGTAATAATCACCCTCTGGATTCTTAAACAGTAGATCTATGCCGTATTGGTCAGGATTTACCCAGGCAGTGCAGCCCTTACTTTCCAGCCACTTAATTACCAATTCTTTAGCGTTATCATTGTCAGCGTATAACTCTAAGCTAAAAGGTTTAATCATGGCTTGCTACCCCAACCCTTACCCTTAAATACTAAACCTGGTGCTGAATACAGTCTAGTCATTAATGTATGGCATTTAGGACAATCCATAGTAGGCACATCCTCAGTAAATGATCTAAAGGTAGAACCAAAGGTGCCGCACTCATTACAGCTAAACTCATAAGTAGGCATTACTTTGCTCCAATCAACTGGCAAGTGTGGCATACCACGGATATGAACTTCCACATACCACACTTATCACATCTGGATATGTCTGAATCAGGCACATCCAAAGCTTCGGCCACATTCTTTACCCCAGTACAGCCGCAGCTCATACATTGGTAGGCTTTGTGACCTTCACCCACATCAATGCTGTCAAGCCACAGAAACTCTGTAGGGCGTTTGCAGCCGTTACATTTGAACTTAGTCACGATTGATCAGCTCATGGCATCTAAAGCATGTGCCATCCTTAAACACTCGGTCATCATCACAAACTTCACATTTAATAACAGATTGCTCTAAATGCACCCCATTATCATCCATGACAACGTGGACACCACGTCCGTTTATGAAAGCAATATAGCCCACGATTACTCCTTATCCTTCGGGAAATACCAAGCGCCAGTACTGGTTTGTTTAGCCCACACGTTATGCTCTTTAATGTTATCTAAACAGGTATAACCATAATATGGTTTTTTGGTTGTCTTACTTACGCCTTGTTTAAGCGCCATACCCTTAGCACAGCAATCTGGTGGTGGATTAGGTGCTTCTGGCACAGCTGTAGTCCAATCAGATTCGCCCCATTGCATTGGGTCTTCTAATTTGTTTTCGACTGCAAAAACTGCTCCACTTGAAGTATTAGCAACTCGTTGCATCTCTGTTCGGCTAGGTCTTGCACCTTTTTTCGAATAGATGTAATTTGCCAAAGCCCTACCAATTGCGCTGCTTTCTGCAAGTTCGCAAGCAAACTTATTAAAGCTCGAACCAGTGCGTATTTCCGATGCCCAACCAGTCGCAACTGGAATCGCATCAGCTGTAGTTCTGTATAAGCGAGCCACAAACACAAATTCATCTGGATTAGCATTTGGCCTATTGATAAGCTCAGTTTGAATTGCCCCATCTTCGTTATCCTTCCACCACTTTTCTAATCTTTCTTCTACCGTTTCGTAATTGCTAAGATCAAACGCCATTATTAGTGCTCCCATTCAAAATCTTTATCCTGCATGTATTCATGGCAGGTTTTTGATATGGCAATATACGCAAGTGCGTCTTTGTAGTGATCGTCAAGCTCTGGACTTTCCACGCTTCGACTGATTTTGAGCAATGCCATACAGCCTGCCACTTGATTTGATGTGATCGGAAAATTGAGATACGCAGACCATAACTTGGCAATTCGATCCATCTGGATTGCTGGGTGGCCGTAATGCATCCCTCTTTCGTGTATAAGTGCGACTGCATCTGCAAACAGTTTCTCAGTGTTTGTCATAATCAAATACTGCCCTAGATCTTAGTTTCTCGATCTTCTGATTATGCTCAATAGATGCTTTCCAACCAGCTG